AAAAATATCTGTTGATAAAGAGATTCCCCCATTAGTAAATCATCATCTACAATAGAAAAATCCCCTCCTGCTCCTGTTTCAAATAAATTTATATCTGTTGTTATCATAATTAATTAGTATTTACTGTTCCTCTTGAACCTTGATTTGGAGTTGTAATAACTTTTACCCCTCGTTGTGGCTCATTTATAACATTTGCAGTCGTTCCTTTATCCGTAGTTATATGTACTTCCACTACAGGTGTTACACCATAAATATCTTTACTTATTTGAGCATCACTTTTACCTTGACCCGCTAAATTTTGAGGTGCTGTTGGAGCATCATAGGCACTGTCTATTTTATCTCCAAATCTTGGTTTTACTAAACTTAAAGACATTGTAGGTTTAACTGCATTATTATTAAAAACTAATTTTTTTTCATAGGCATTTATTTTACCCATATTTTTATCTGTTAAAGCAGATGGCAAATCCAATTTAGCAGCATCTTTTAATTGCTTCATTTTTTTAATAGCTTCATCCATTTTTTTAACAATAGTATCAATTGTTATAGTATAATCAGAAGTTACTTTAGCTAAAGCCAAATTATTTTGGAAAGCAAATGAACGAGTAGTATTATTTCCTACTTCCATTGATAACCATAATAATTCAAAAGCAGCGGCAACACCACCAAGACTAACCACTGAAACAGCAGCTACATCACTAATACCCAATAATGTTCCTTGTATAGTAGTTCCTTCGGCAGCAGAAATTAAAGAAGCAATGTTTAAAGTTTTAATTATACCCTTAACCCAACTAATTGTTTTTCCAAAACTTAATAATGCTAATTTATATCCTTTAATAAATCTAGCACCCGTCAAGAAAATAAGAGATAATATTTTTGCAGATACTCCTAAACCAATCAACCATTCTGTAGTAGTCAATAATATGTTTGCTAACCATTTACTTTCTTTCGCCCATGAAGCTAATCCTTTGACCACATTTATAGCAGATTCAGCCATATCTTTTATTCTAGGAAGCAAAGAATCCCCAATAGTAATAGCTAATATTTTCGCTTCATTTTTAAGCCTATTCCATTTTATTTGAGTGTTTTCCTTTGCTCTCAACATAGCCTCTCCCACTTTTGTAGTATTATCTGCTAATAAACCCATTATTTTAGATTCATCTTTTAATGCGGCACCTGCTAATAATGATGCAGCAGCTAAAGCACCTTGTCTTGGAAATATAGTAGCTAATTCAATACCCATTTTTTTTGCTTGTTTTGCAATAGCGACTATAGCAGGAACCACACCTCCTTTTAGTTTTATCAAATCTGTTCCTGACCTTGCTCCTAAAGGAAGAATTACTTTTTGTAGTTCATTTTGTTTTTTTGTGTAATCAGACATCCCAATACCCGAAGAGCTTAATCCCTTTTTTAATTTAGAACCCATTTTCATAAAAGACATAGAAGCTAATCCCAAAGCATTTTGAACTTCCGAAGCAGGCATTGTAGTTGTTGTCATTGCAGAAGTAGCCGCTAAATACTCTTTATATTTACCTCCTGCTAATCCAAACAAAACAGCATTTTTGGCAAAAGATTGACTCATATCATTAATCTTTAATTTACCATTTTGTACAGTTTTAGCAATATCTTCAAATACTTCATTTGCTTTTAATCCCTCGCCTCTAAACCCATTTAATGAGCCAATCATTACTTCTGTAGCTTGTTGCATAGTACCAATCCCTGCAACTGATAATTTAGCAGCATAATTCAAAGCATTAGAAGCATCAACTCCTTTAATTTGAGCAGAAGCTAACTCATAAAACTGACTTGCCAAATCATCTAACGGAACTCCTGTACTTTTTGCTACATCAAAAATAGTTTGCTTAATATTTTCTAATTCTTGAGGTGTTGCGTTTAAGATAGTATTAAGATTAGATAATTTATCCTCAAAGGTCATTGCTTCATTCACAGCATATCCTAAACCTGCTCCAATAGCAACTCCTGCTCCAAGCATTTTATTACCTGCTGAATTGAAACTCCTACTTGTTCGCATTGCTGCCGCTTGTGCTGTAGCTCCAAAAGCAGTTGTTTTTCGTGTCATTTTGGAAACAACATCGCTGAATTTATCTACAGCGGTAAAAATTGTCGGAACACGCATTGTAGCTATAGCCATAATTTTGTCTTTTAGTAAAAAACCCTCAAGCAGTTTTACTACTGTCTTGAGGGTTTTTAGTTTTTATTTAGTTTGTTAATGCGTTGGATTTCGTCGTACCAATATAATAAGCCTTCAAAATCGTAATCATCAACATACATCTCACTTATAGTTTTGGGAGTCCAATGGTAGTAATCAACAACGGTTTTTATTACGTTATCTAATCCTTCGCCATCAACTCCTAAGGAAAAACGGAAGCAATCTGACTTATAATATCATAATCATAAGCACTGAACTTGTCAATAGTCCTTAACGGTTGGTCAATGATGTAAGAAGTTACCTTTAATTGATATGTCAAAATATCTGTTTGGAGAACTAATCCTTTACCTAAACTCGCTTTTACCGTTGGACTAATTCTAGTACGGAAATTGATTTCCTTTACTACCACTTCCCCTGCTTCTTCATCCTTAATAGGATTTTTCAACATCAATTTAGGAATATTTGTATCTGCATCAAAAGAAACAAAACCATCCATGATTCCATCCAATACATCGGGATATGAATCCTCAAGTTTATTCCTTTCTACAGGCTTCTTTGAAAAAGCATTTACAAAGTTTTCTAAATCATCTAACGCTACTTCCTTACTTACTGTTGTTTGTTTCATCTCTACTTATTTTTAAAGGTTAATATTTTTGTAAATTTCCTCCACCTGCAACTTTCAATGATAATGTTCCTGCATTAGCATCAGTAGCTAAATCTCCAACAGGTCTGCCTGTACCTCTGTAGATAGCTCCTGAAATCATTGAAAATGTCCATAATCCCAAAGAAGGAGAACCTGCCATTAAATTCAAAGTTGATAATTCAATATCACTAATTTGGTCAATAGCAATAGGACCATCAACTGACCATCTTGCTCTGTTTAATTGCGACATCATATCTCCTGCTGAAGTTACTTGATTTGCATCATCGTTACCTCTGATTCCACCTTTATCAACGTTAAAGGTTTCATTTCCTTTTGGATAATAACGATAAGTATTTCCTAAATGATTGCATACAATTTCTTCGCAATCCCCGAATACAAAATTTGACATATCTTTTTATTTTTTAAAGTTAAAATCCTGCTTTAGCAGTAGTGCTTTCAATTCTAGCAATCCCCGTTCTCTTGTAACTGAATGTAGTTTCAAATCTGTTTGGATTTGTTGTACTAATCTGAACATTCAAACTTGCTTTTGAAAACTCTGGGTCGTTAATCAATGCTTTTTGAGCTTCCCCATCAAACAAATCATAAACAATACCTTTCCATTCACTTGGTTTGATACAACCATCTACATTCACAATTTGACTGTCTGCAACCAATGTTTTATCCTTCAAGTAGATTGTTTCTAACGTTCTATAAGAATCAGAAACATTCCAATCAATGTTCAAGTTTCTTGGATAAGAATATTGCAATGGCACTTCCCCATCAGGGTGGTATGTTGTAACCAAATCTTGAATTACATAAGCACCATTTTTCAATAATACAGTAGAACAACCTTTCTTAACAAGTAGATCACGATTGTTGTAATCTCTCATATCCTTTATGTTTCCATCAGCAGGAATTGGCATATCAGGATAAGCCATGTTATTCACATCTAAATTTGGATTATTTTGGAATACCACAGCAGCTAAAGCAACTACGTTAGCAGCAGCCTCCCATGAAAAACCTAATGAATTTGGAGCAGGACAAAGAACATTTGTTACTTGGTTTACTCTAGCTCCATTATCGGTAATAGCAGTTAAATCGCCATTACCACTTAAAGTACTTCCAAAGTAAGCGCAAAATGGTTTGAAGATTAATCCTGAATAACGCCCTGTTGGGTTAACATCATTTGGAACACCATTGAAAGCCTCTAAAACTGCTAATTGTGCTGTTCCGTATGAGTTAACAACGATTGTATTCCAATTATCTGAAAATTGAGTCAAAGCATCTGAAATGTCAACTGTTCCCGAACCAACAGAAGAATCAGTTTGAGAATAAGCTACTCCAACTGCATCTGTTCCGTAATTGATTTCAATACTTAATTCAGCACTTGTAGCACCTGACCATTTTGAAACAAAAGTGATAACTCCTGCTGTACTTTCAGCGGTACAAGGAGCAGATAAAACATTATTAATAACATCTACAATTTTCCCTGCAATTACCGTAGGAGTATCTCCCGTAGCAACTGAAAATGAATATGATTTGTAATCAATAGAATCTCTACCGTTTACAATCAATGTATGTGTAGCGTTTCCTGTTGCTGTTCCTGTAACAGTCCATTCACGCATTGTAGGCGTACCATCAGAAATTTGAGGATAAACGATTGTTGGAATACCACCAACCCCATCCCCTGATAATGGTCGCAAAATTCTCATAATACTATGAATTGGAGAACCATAACCAAACAAGTTTGCAGCTTCAACAGCACTTGTAACTTCTACTCCTGTAGTCGTTAATCCTGATTGATTAGCATCGTTTGCTTCTCCAAAAATAGCAATGACTTGAGGTAAATTTTGAGTATCATTTATAAATACCCCTTTTTTTACATTATAACCGCTAACTCTCGAAATTCTATCAAGACCAACAGCTGTTGAAATTGTACTCATTTGTATTTTTTTTAATTGTTAAAAACTAATTGTGTTCCGTATGGTGTATTATTGTATGAAATATTAGTAGTATTCCCTTGAAGCGCAACTGCATCCCACAATAATTGATTTTCTTGAACTCTTACACTAAATAAAATTCTCGCAAATCTGATATATGAACCATCTTGGTTACTGTGTCTTTCGTGGTTAGAGTAGTCATTATCAACAATGATTTTCTCTACATACTTCCCACCTATTAAGCCTCTTGGAAATCCTAAAGTATCAAGTTTCCCTGAACTTAAAATGTATCTCACAATTCCTAAATATCGATATAATTTATTCTTTGCTACAATACTTGCAGGAACATCCCCAATTCCAATTCCACAGCACCATAAATCAACATAATAAAGGCATTTCCCTTGCGAATCTTTGATTGTGTAACCTTCGTATTCAGCAAGTTTAAAATCTACTGAAATAGCGACATCCATGCTTTTATCAAATGGCTCTTGAAGTTCTAAAAAAACTTCTACATTATCATCAAAACTTTGAATAGTAACTTGGTTAGTAACTTCCTCTAAAAGAATCTCGGCTAATCGATTTCCAACTTGTTCAAATCCTTGTGTACCTATTTGTTCAGTTAAAATAGCCATAATTAAGATTCTCTATAATCCCCACACCAAATTGTTATTAATCCTAGATTTTCATCAGGCAAATTCTCTCGCACTTTGTAGTTTTTTAGTCCATCTGAACTATCAACAAAACTTACATAATGTCCGATTAAATCAACCTCTTCAATACCTTTTTTATTTGTCCGTACAGGATAGCCTTGATTTACTAAAGCTAATTCATCAAACGTACATTGAACTTTTTTTGTGTTGACCTGATTCCCATCAGTATCAAAAAAATTAACCACTTTGACCGCCCATCCTTGAATAGTAACCGTTTTGCTTTTATCTAGGTTAGTGAAAGTAATATCAATCTGATAACCACCACTATTAACAATATACTTTGCATCACGCTTTATAATATCGAACAGGCTTAGTGTCATTGTAGGTTTATTTTTTAAGCATTTGCATCAGCTACTTTTTCAGCAGCAGTTTTAGCTTTTGGCTTTGCATCAGTTGTAGCTTCTACATCAGCAGTAGTAGCTTCTACAACAGGAGCTTCTACATTTTCGGTATTCGCTTCAGTAGTTGTCGATTCAACATTTTCAGTTGCAGAAGAAGCCACATCAGCTACTTTTTCAGCAGGAGCATCTATTAATTCGATTGCTCTTGTATCTACCAATTCCCTTGCGTTGATTGTCAATTCAGAATCATCAATAACTTCCCCATGTTTTGCAATTCTGTTATTCTTAACGCAAATCGCAAGTGTAATTACTTTATATTTCATAATGAAAAAAATTACGGAAGTACTTGCATTGTATATATCTTATCAATTGTGAATGGAACCACAAGCGGAGCAGAAGTCAATTCGATTGTACTAGACAACGTTTTCAAATCTGAATAAGGTCTTATTAAGAATGGTGCTTCAACAATTCCAGGAACAGCAGAAGGCGTTCCATTTAATGTAGTTTGAACCATTGTTGGTAATCCACCAAATACTGTTTTCCCTTGAAAATCATCTGGAATCATTACAACAGTATTTTCAGCTAAATAGTACTGTGTAGCACCATTTTTGTCTGTATACTTCTCGTTGTAAGTCCAAATGTTAACAGAAAAATCTCCTGAAGCAATTTGACCATGAAAAGCGAAACCACTCATTCCATCAAATTGAGGCATAGCGATATTCACTCTTTGAACTTGTTGCAAGATGTTTTTACCGTTATCTTTCATGTAGTTCGATTGTAAAAGCGCATTTAACGCTTTAGTACGCATCACTACATTCACAGCTGAACCTCCTGAATTTCCTACGTTACGCAAAAAATCTAATCCATATCCAATGTCTTGAATTGGCAAAGCTGTAACATCATCCCAATATTTAGCACCCGGACCTGTAGAAACATTTACCATTGAAGTTGGTTTTCTTCTGTAGTCAATGTTGTCACCATTCACCAATGAAACAATACCTGTTTGCAATACGTCAGCTTGTTGCTTACGAATTGCACGAATGATTTTGTTTCTGTTTTTTTCAACACCCTTGTAAGCGTTTAACGTGATAATCTGATTGATTGTAGGATTATCAAGAATATTCGCTTGAGCAATGTTTGTCATGTAGATATTATCACGATTAAAATCGTAATCCTCTTTAAAATAAGGAGGTTGATACAAGTTTTCAGTAGCTCTAGTGTACTTGTTTTTATTACCTTCTGTGAAACGAACAACATCAGAAGCAATTAAGTCATTATCTCTTTCAACTTCTACACTTACTAAAAGAGTTGGAGCAGTTTCTTCTGGAAACCATGCTGAAAATCCTGAACGAACAGGAATTACCTCTTCAAATTTACCTACGATTTTCTTAACAATCGTATTACTATGGTTAATTATACTTAATGACATAATTAGTTATTGAATTTAGTACCTTCAGTAACGTTGTTAAGAACGAAACCTTGAGTTGTTAATATATCTCTTAATGCTTTTGAACCTACAATGGTATCTAAAGTAACTCCTATTGGAAGGATTAAGTTGGTTGCATCAATGTCACCATCAATTGCAATATTAGCTGTTAACGTTGTTCCATCAGCCATTGTATTCACACCTTCAATTTTCAAAATACCAATAACATTAGCTAAAGTAGATTGAGTTACTGGAGAAACACCATTCAATGTTCCGCTTGTTCCTTGCTCGATTGTGATTGTTGGAGCAGTACCTGTACCTGTTGCAGCAAGGTCTGTTTTGTTTCCTACAGTAGTAGCAGTAAACAATACATCAGTACCACCATGTAAAACAGCACCTGTATTATAACCTGTCAATGAACCTGAATAAGTACCCGTTACTGTACCTGCTCCTGTTGTTGCACCTGCTAATAAATTAGCGAAAGCGGCAGCCAATTGAGCAATTGTAGTAGCACCTGTAGAAGTATAGGTTAAACCACCTAAAATCATTGTTTGACCAGCAGTTAAAGCTGTTCCAAAACGGACTTGAGCAGTTTCGTATGTTCCTGCATTTCTGTAAACCAAAATACCATCTTGAGCATCTAATGATTCTCCTAGATTGTTTACAAAAGTAGCAGCCATATATCTGTTACCATAGGTAAAGACACTTTGTGCATTGTAATCAACCGTTGATTGATTACGGGTGGCACCCCTTTGATTAGCGTATATATTCATCTCTTAATTGATTAAATTTTAAACTTAAACGCTTTTTCAAGTAAAGCAGCTTCTGCATCAGTAGCATTCTCTACCACCACAGTAGCAGCTTCAGTTACCACATCATTAGCGTTGTCAGCACCTAAAGCATTTACCTTACCTTTAGTAGCAATAGCCACTAAAAAGGCATTTTTTTGAGATTCTAAAATGGCTTTACCACTTTTAATCCCTTCTACTACAGACTTTGAATCTGCTTCATAAAACGCCAACCAAGAATTTACAATCTCTTGTTGGGCGTTGGCTCCTTCAGTTAAGATACTTTGTACCAACTCCGGGTGCGCACTGTTTAATTCTGTTCTTGTCATTTTTGAATTAGAATTTTGATTAATATTAGTATTCTTTTTTATACTTGTTGTTGTTTCTTGTTTTCTAGTTTTAACAAGAACCTTTTTGATAACTTCTTGTTTAGATGCAATCCCATCGATAAATTTCCCTACGGAATCCTTTGCAAAAGCATCATGTCCATTATCATAATCAGTTCCTTTTAATATCGGTCTGAATTTTGCTATTGAATCTAAAAACCTTTCGTTGATAGGGTCTAGCAAATTATTTACAATCAGTTTATAGTTGTTATTATTCAACGCCTCTTCAATATCCTGATTCTTCTTTGTTGACTTGGTGGCATAAAGTCTAATATACTTTTCTCCATCTTCATCCTCTGTATTAGCTGCTCTTCCTTCAAACTGAACCATTGTTCCGCAACTTCCTACATTACTCATTTCGCTTTCGGCACTTATCTCTTCACAAGCACTTAAAATACCATAACACGCACTACAAGCCATCCCTCCTTTTCTAACCAATCCATAAACAGGTTTGGTTTTTCTGATTTCAGTAATAGCATCAGTCATTATTTCGACTGCACTTGTTGAACCACCTCCTGAATTAGCATAAATGATAAAACCTTTGATGTTATCATTCTTTGCAAGGTCAAGCATATTTTCAGAAAGCTGTGTCATTCCGTAGCTTGAAGCACCACCATCAACTGTAATAACCCCATTCAAGTTAACTATTGCTATTCCTTGAATATCCTCGCTTGTAGGCTCAAAATCATCATCGTCGCACTCTACATAATCATCCAAATCGTTATCATCATCATCACATTTAGGACCACTTAAAATAGAGATTGAATTATACTTCTTTTCAGGCAATTCTAAAACTTGTCCGTTTTTTGAATTTGCTAATATCTGAATCATAGCAGGTAAAGACTTCGCATCAACGCTCCAAGCACCTATTCCATAAACCTCTCTTGCTAATCCAAAATTCATACTCATTTTACTTTTGATTTAAAACACAAAAAGTGTTACCCGCTTTACGCAGATAACACTTTTTGTGTATTTTTTCCTAAATTTTGCACCTTTGTCATCACGACAATAGTTTTATAATTCGATACAAATATATAAAAAGATTTTAATAAATTACATTTCTGCAATTATTTTTATTTTTTTGATGTTTTTATCATTAAAATTGTTTTAATGCTTTACACAAAGAAAAAACCCTATTTCTCTGTGTTATCAGGAATAGGGTTTTTAAATAAATAATCATTGTAGATTATTCTTTTGTTGATTCTTATTTTTGTCTTATAGCTCTATTTTCCATTTCATTAATATTTTCTATATAAAAAGCTCTTAATTTTTCAAGACTTTGAATATTATTTACAATACCCGAAACACTTACATAAGTCGTTTCTGCTTTCATTTTACCATCATCTAATCTGTAATGATGTATGTGTTCTGAACCTTCTTGAAATGCTTTAAAACATTTTTCAATTTTAGCATCAATTTGTTCTATCTTTTGGATAAAATATTCTACTGTTCTTGTTTCCATTATAATTCTAATTTTAAGTTTGTTTTGTTACTTGCATTATGCTTTTGTCTATTCTTAAACTCTAAACTAATCCACGTTTTCAAATCTCTACCATGAGCAACTTTATGTTTTGATTTTGTAAACCCATGATGAAAGATAAGTTTTGCTTTTACAAGGTTACTGAATACTGCTCCGAATACTCTTGGCTCTTCTGGAACAACTCCACCTTGTGCAAAGTATGCTTCTTTCAAATCATCCGAACTGAACCACTTGAATTGTGTTTTAACCCATTGTTCAGCAAATGCAAATATCTTATTGAAGTTATGCTTGTTTCCGTACATTACGCTTTCAATAGCCTCTTCCTTTGATTGAATTTCTTTTGATTCCATAGTTACAAATCTTTAAATTGTTTGATTATAAATAGCATGGATACTACTAAAATTGATTCAAAGCACCATAAACATAATCCACTTAAAAAATCAATTGAATTAAATGTTTTACAAATAATATAAGAGTTTCCAATTAAAGAAAAAACTACTAAAATAATACCCGTATATAATAAAAAGTTATCTTCATTCATAGTTATAATTCATTTAAAAGTTTGTTAGCCTTTGTTAATCTTTCAATAAGTTTGATTTTATCATCAATAGGAACAACAAATCTAAACTTTGTCATGCTTGGAAAATCTGAATGACTTGGAATAAATGGTAAATTCCATAAATCTCTTTCGTAGATAAAACGATACTTCCACAAATCATCTTTAATATGCTTTTCAATGTAGTCAGTTTCCTCAACTAATTGTCGCATTTCAATAAGGTTTTCCTCTGTTGGCATAAATGCTATTGCTTCCCCATACTTGGTATTGTGAATAAGACTATTACTTACAATTTGATAGTACTCCATTGGAAATTCTTTTTTAAGTAATTCAATGTCTTGTTTCTGTAAACACTTTGAATACTTATAATGGTTTTCCATTTGGTAGCACTTCAACTCCGAAATACAACCACCATCAACTTTAACTTGGAAATCCTCTGAACCACTATGCCATTCTATCTTTGGATTAATAGTTGTTCTGTCAATTACCAATTCGTATTCTGAACCCAACTGCCAATGAACCCAAACCTCCCAAAGTTTACCCCAACTCATTTCCCATTTAGTAACAGGAAGTGAAATTCCTCTACCCAATTCAAGTTCCATTGCTTTCTGATTGATATAGGTAATGGCTCCTGCTCCGAAGCCATATTTACCTTTACCATCAAGCATAAGAACAGATAATTTACTAGAAGTAAATCTTGCTACTCTATTTGCTTTATTATTCATTACTTCTTAAATTTTTTGATTAAAGTAATAATCACAACCATTAGTAAGTTTCCTCCAACAAATCCACTAACTAATAATATTGCACTATTCATTTTTCAATTTGTTAAGTTTGTAAATTACTTTGTCGTAGTTTGCTTTATCCTTATCATCAATTACTTTTTGAATAAACTCTAAATCTGATTCTTTTTCAATCAATGACTTTTTCTCTTCAAATAATTCAACCAATTTTTCATACTTTGATACATCCTCAAATTCAGCATCAATAGTAGAAAAAACATCTTTCACTTCGTCAACAGTTTGCATCCCTTTCAAAATATCAGGAGCATATAATCTTCCAAAGAAACTTGCTGAACGATATTGAAACATTAACTCTGGCATCGTTTGCCATTTAGAACCTGTTTTAGCTAACCATCCTTCCGATTTAACCATTAACCAAGTAACAGTTGGACCAACTAATTTATTCCCATCCATATCTTCAGTATAGGCTCTACAACCATAATCATCAGACTTTGGAACACCAACAAACTCAAATCTCAATGGCTTAAATCTTCCACATGAATTTATTGAAGCTATAATAAATGTTGAACTCCAACTAGGTTTCCCTTTGATAATATCTAAATTCTGCATTACTTCAAATGGAGAAATTTTCAATCTGTTTGCCATTTCCAAAGCAATCATAGTATTTGGAATATTGTTTTTGTATGCAGCAGGTACTAAATCTGAACTTGCTAAACCTTTTGCAATTCTTTGACCATCCTCAAATGATGATATTGTACTAAATATTGAGGAATCTGTTTTTACTAAATTTGACATCTTACAATTCGTTTAATTTGGTTAGTAATTCTTTTAATAGGTCAGAAACTCTGTTTGAACATTCAACTGAAAACTCTTTGATTTCGGGTTGGTCTGAATCATACATAATAGGAAATCTTGAAAGTTCATCCTTTAAAATACTTTCGTAAAACTCTTTACCATAAGCCAAACGTTTCACTCTTGCTTTGTTTTCGGAATCAGATTTCTTTTTCGCTTGTGATTCTCTTTCTTTTATTGCTTTTTCAACATCTGAAACAAATTTATCAAACCACTCTTTATTTCTTCCTACTAAAACTTCTCTGTTAGCAATAAGTTTTGAACTTCCTTCTAAAAATATAGGATATTCTTTAGTTGAATCATAAGTCAATCCTAATTTTAAAAGTATCTTAACTCTTTCTTGATATAGATTTTCTTTATCAGCAATCTCTTTTTGCTCTTTGGCATCAGCAATAGACTTTTTAGCATCTACTAATATCTGCTCAAATTCTGTGATTGAGGCATGGAATATTTTATCAGTTGGAATACTTATATCTGGAAACTCTTTGCTGAACATAAAATATAAGTTATCAGTAATCCCAAAACCAATCTCAAATAATCTGTTTTTACGAATCTCAAACTGCTCGTCTTTTTGCTTTTTAAGCTCGGCATCACGTTTCTCTTGAACGACATCAGAAATGGTTTTTTTAATGGCTAACAAAACGTTTTCAAACATTGTAGAATCACAACCATAAACATCATCATACGCATAAGTGCTTTCAATATCTTTAGAAACAAATAGCTTATCTACCAATTCAAATCCAACCTCTTTCAAACGATTAACACGAACTTGGAAAATCTCTTGCTTCATAGCCTCGTTTTCTAACCTTTGGTTTTCCCTTGCAGTAATGTCGTTGGTTTTATCCATCAACGTTTTTGCAACACGTTCTTTCACTTGGTCAAGCATCAAATCGTACTCTTCAAAATCATACTCCCCATTCAAACTTTGGTCAACTAATTTAGTAGATGATTTCAAATTTTTAAAAGTCATTTTCTGAATAACATTGTAGCAGTAAGTTTCGATATTTTCAATATCGCTTTTGATTCTGTCAATACGGATTTGCTCTGCTTTTTCAGCCAATTCCTTTTCGTCTTTTTTGCGTTGTTCCTCTGCTTGTAGTTTCGTAGTAGCCTTATCCTCCAAAGTAACGTTAATCTCAATCAAATCTTTCAAATTAGCTTTATCAGTTTTCTTGTAAGATTCAAAAACTGAAATGTTATTTTTCTCAATGTTCTGAATAAGGTATCTCGGCTCTCGAAGTTCAGCACGAATACCATTCAACTCCTTCAATTCATCCGAAGTCAGTTTTTCAATAGCAACCAATTCCTCTAATCGGTCTTGATGCTTCTCTTTCAACTCATGCAAATTCTCTTTGGCTTTTGCATAATCTGATAAAAGCACTAAACTCTTATCACTTGAACCCATAAATTCTTTTACCGCAACCTCTTTCGTTCCGAATACTTCTAATTGTTTTTCCTCTAAAATCATAATGTTTGTTTTTAAATTGTTTTTTAAGATGTTGTAAATTTATAACATTTTATTTAATGCGACAAATTTACAACACTATTTTTTACTTATTTTCGATAAATTTACATCAGAAAGGTAAATCATCGTCCTCTTCCATCTGCTTAATATCTTCGGGAGTAGCTTCATGAGTTTTAGAAACAGGCTCCCAAATTTTACCATTACCTAAATAAACACTTTTAACTTCCTCTCCTGCCTTTTTAGCTTCTATCTGCTCTTTAGATAGACTTACCCTTACCGAGAAGTCATTGTCAAATTTGTCAGGCTCATCGTTATCCCAACTCTCTAAATTCAAATACTTCTTTCCGTTCTCATGGATTAAAATTCTCTCCTTTGGAATATCTGTTAAACAGATGCTGAACGTTCTTCTTTTACCTTGTTTCATCTTTCGATTCTTTATATTCAGTTAATACTACTTTTACAAGATTCTTTCTCGAATCCAACCATCCTTTTAAACATTCTTGACTGTGTTTCATTTTTAATTGATTTTAAGTTAATTTTAATTTTTGAATTATATTTTCATAAAAGAAAATATGTGTTCTACAATTGGCAAAGTCCAACCATCCCCAAGTAATGAAGCTGCTTTATTTCTTGTTAGAATATCGCAATAATCATCAGGAAATCCTTGTAGCCTACATAATTCTATTTTATTTAATGGTCTGATATTATCTCCTGTAAAAACAAATAAAGGCTCGTTTCCTTGCAATAAACAAGGTGATTTTCCTTTTGTTATTCTACCTCTTCTAGTTGTTGAACTTACAAATGATAAATTAATGCAATCTTCTTTAGTCGCATATTGGAACCCGTCAACCGTATTTGTTTTTACTTTCAGTTTGTCGTTTTCTAAACTTACTAAATCTTTATATTTTTCTAAATATACAATATTAATCATACCAATTTTTTTATATCGTTTGTGCATTTTAGATAAATCTTTATTCAATTGTTCTTCGCTTTGTAAAATAGCTCTGGATTTTTTTCTATCGGTAAATCCATCTGTTAAGATACTTTGAAATGTAATTTTTTTATCTTGTGGTTGTGGAATGTATGTAACAGAATCAAATATTGTTTCTTTTGTTCTTATGTTAGTCCAATAATATCTATCCCGTAATTGTGCTGTTACTAAACTTGAATTTATACGAACAGGGTAAACTCCTAATGCTCTACTCATAATCCCTATATCCAATAAACTTGCACTCCCTACATTTTCTTGAAAAAATAATATTTTAGGATTATATGATTTAATATGATTTAATATGATTTAATATTTCAATAAAAACAAAAAATAAACTACTTTTTTTTCCATTAATTCCAGCTCTTTGACCAGCAGAACTTAAGTCTTGACAAGGACTACCTGAAAGAATTAAATCAATATTTTTCCAATCTATATCCCATTCACGCCATTTAGTAACATCGCCAACTTGAATAGTATCTGGGTAATGATATTGTGTTAATTCTATAGCGTAAGACTTTATTTCACTTGAATAGTATTTATTAACTTTAAAACCTTGATTTTCTAAAGCAACCCTACCAGTATTCATCCCATTAAACAATGAAACTACATTAATCTTTTTTACCTCCATGAATTTTACTTAATTGATATTTTTTACTTAACTCTGGATTGTTTTCTAATTCCCCATTGTGTGCGAAACAGCATGGTTTTAGGAATCGTTTGTCAATCAGTAGCGGAATGTTATTATCTATCGCCCATTGGTCATAAAATCCTTTACGTCCAGCTGAATGTTCTATGGTATTAGCCACATTTTTACAGCCATCTATAAAGCATACAAATTTAGCTTCTGATAAAACTTCAATTCTGACTTTCTCATAAATTGGAAGTAGTGCTTTCCGCTTCTCGCTTACCTTTGGAATCACATATTTTTTGGTTGCTTTAGATTTTGCAACTGAACCTAAACATTTACATTTCGTAAAAGAATTGTATTGTTTAAATTCAGT